TAGCCTCTATTCTCTTTGTTTAGTATGGATAAAACGATATTTCGAACATCATTAATCATGTGTCTGCTTTTTACAAAGATAAATAAAAAAAGGCACTTCGATTAAAAAGTGCCTTCTCAGTAATAGGGTGCTAATATTAAGCGATAGTAACTGCACTAACAGCTTGAGGAACAGTTGCAACGTATGTAACGTTTGTCCAAGATGTAGTTAATGCATCGTTGATTGCTGTTTGAATAGCAGTACGCATACTAAAAGCAACTTGAGCTGCATGAGTTAATGTAACAACTTTACCACCAGTATAAGTGATTGTAGTTGTAGTAGCAGTTCCACTACTGTTCGCAGAACCTAGTCCTGAAGCAACTAAAACAACATTATCTGCTGAAATTAATTGGTTTGGTTGACTAGTAACCGGGATACTAATAAATTTTTCCATGTCTAAAAAATTAATGGTTTATAAAGTACAAATATACTAAATATTGGAAATCTTTTCTTCCAAGAATTTGTATAGCTCTAAACCTTCGTTAGACTGCAAATAAGAAGACAAGACATATAAATGGTCTTCTCCAAACGGAACAGTTAATAAACGTTTCTTGTTGTCTTTCAAGTTATAATAAATCTCTTTACCATTTCTGAATGTAAGGTAACCTTCAGAGATTGCTTTGAATGCAATATTGTTAATTGACAATGATGGATCATCTAATGCTTCCATAAAGTCTTGAGGGTAACGTTTAGCGAATAACATCATGTCACGCTTAACTTCAGCCGAACTCATTGCATCAACATCACTGTTTAATACCAATCGAGCGATAGCTTCTAATTTACCAAAGTCATTTTGAGATAAATCACGAACCGCGATTAATGCATCAATTTCTGATACCAAGTATTCAACATCTTCTTGAGCATCTCTTTCTGAATCAAATTCATAAAACTCAGTTCCATTGCCAGGGTGGTAATGTAAGAACTCTTGAAGCACAGGATTTGTTCTTGGAACAATCAATACACCATCTTCAAAAACAATTGGCTCTAAGATTGCATTTGCATCTTGCTCATGTTCGAATGGACTCTTTTGATTTCTTGCATATCTCAATGTAAGATTTACTCCTTCTTCTTCATCGAAGTAAAGTAATCTTTTTCGCTTTGTGTCGCGAGATAAGATAAAATAAGTTAATGGGGCTGAATCACCTTTTAAAAGATAGGTGCGATCTTTCGAATCTAGTTTTACTCTTTTCATTTGATATAATTTAATTTACAATAAAAAATAGAGAGGAGCCGAAACTCCTCTCTGATTTGTTCTTCTTATTTGAAGATGAAGAAGTTGTTAGCTCCTAATGTACAAAGCGCACGCTCTGACAAGAAGTTAACCTCCATTGCATCTAGGTCACTTGTTTGTGCACCTCCAGCAGATCCAGTCATCCATGTTTTGTAACGACGGTTTTCAGCTTCAGAAGCACGGTAACGAACGTGTAAGAATGGACGTTTCGCGTTTTTACCAAGAACTTGGTCATAAACGTTCATTGTTCCAGCAGGAACTAAAACACCATTTACAGCTCCACCAACGATACCACCACGAAGTGTAGCGTCGTTCAAGTATTTCCAGTCTGTTTTGTAGAAGTCATATCCACGACGGAAGCTAGTGAAACCTAAGTTCAATGCCATTTGCTCGTCGTTATCAAACAATCCGTAAGACGTACCACCTGCTCCGTAAGAGTTTTGTGCAGCCAACATATCATCGATATCGAAAGAGAACTGACGGTTGATGAACAATGTGTTCTCAGCGATAGCTCCTTGTTTGTCTAAACGTTGTACGATTGTATCGAAGTCAGACAATGCAGATGGAATACCACCAGACCAAACGTTACCACGAGATTCGATTTCATAGAACAAACCTTTAGTACCAGCAGCAGTTGAACCAAGAGTACCAGCATAATCAGTGTTTGCAGCAGGAGATAATGATGCTAATGCAGCAGAAGAAGCAGCAGCAGGAACACCCTCAACCATAGCCATCTCTAAGTAATCCTCGAAACGTAAACGAGTTTCGTGCTCAGACTTCATATACCAAAGGTATCCAGTAGCTCCGTTCTCAGTTGTAACCTCAACCCATCCAATTTGCGCCATATCAGATCCTGATACAGTGTATTTATCTTTGATGATGATTGGTTTAACGTCGAAGAATACATCTTGAGCCTCTAAAGACCCTTCCATTCCATTTGTTCCTTTTTTGAACTCAGACCCATAAACGAATGCAGTAACAGTACCACTTGTAAATGGAGTTGAAGCTAAATTCGCATAGTAAGCAACAGTAAAAGTAGTTGAAGTTACAGCAGTAATCAATGCTTTTGCAGACTCACCTGAAATAGTTTCAGAAGAAAGAAATACAGTTTGACCTACACGAAATACACAAGCTCCAGAAGCTAATGTAAACGTTTGAGCTCCAGCAGAAAATGCGCCATAAGTCAATCCAGTGTATTTTGTATGCAAACGACCTTGCTCTGCCCATTTGATCAAGTCAGAGTTTGTAGGAAGCTCAGCACCAACCATACGCAAGAAAGATGCGATAGAACGGTTACCGTAACGTTCAAATTCCTGCTCATAAGTGTCAGGAAGAAATTGATTTAAGAAGTTGAAATTCGTGATGTAGTTATCAGGAATAGCAATCTTTTGTGAAGATGGAGTTAAACTTACTCCACCAGCGTTTAATGTACCAGCCATTTTTCTAGTTTTTATTTTTACTTTTAATAACTAATCTGTTACCAAAACCACTTGGTTCGGATGCTCTAACCTGTAGACCCTCAGCTTTGTTAGTTACTTGGGGTGCTTGTCGAACCATGTCAATATTCTTTGATTCTTTAGCAATCCCATCAACCGCCTCTGCTTTACCCTTCTCATAGAAGAACTTAGCAAATTTCTCAGGGTTTGAGGCCACAGCAATTGCACGATGGAAGGTTTCCGCATCCTTCAAGTAACCTTCTTCATTTAAGAACTTATTTACAAAGTTCGATAAGTTAGACTGTTCTTGAATCAAAGTCTTTGCATCTGTTGGCGTGTAAACAACTTTCTTATTCTCATCAATGTTGAATCCGAAACCTTCGAATTTATCAGAGAATAACTCATTTGTTTTGTCAGCAAAATACTTCGACTTCTTTGCTTGGTCTTCCTGGGCTACAGCTCCAGACTCTATTTGTTTCTTGTAAGCCTCGTATGCATCTCTTTCTTCTTGCGGAACAAAGGTATCCCTTGACTCAAGCGGCACCTTGTACTGATCCTTCAGTTGATTGAAATACTCCTTAGCTTTAGCAAGCTCTTTTTTCTTTGCTACTTGTTTTTTCTTGATTTCCTTTTCGTCATCAAAATCTTCATCGTAACCAAACTTGGTCTCTAACTCAAACTTAACGTCTTCTAAGTCTAGACCTTTGTTTTGTTCTCGATTATATTCAAGAAGCAAAGTGTCCTGATCCATGGTGTTGTAGTCCTTATTCAAATTGATAAAGTCTTCAATACCACGACCAGTTTCTTTTTTGTATTTTAGGAATGCAGAAACATCCTCAGGTAGATCATCATTAACCGAACGTTGTTCAGCTAGATCATCCAAAGAAGTAATTTCTCTATTCCATCTCTTACCTAAGTAAGATACAACAATAGATTCATCTAATTCAACCGGCTCGTTTGCCGGAGGTGTATTTGTTGGTGCTTCAATGCTTGAAAGATCAACTACCGGAGTAGGTTCACTTTGCTGCTCTTCATGCGCCTTTAATAATTCTGTTTCTTTTTCTGCAACTGACTTCTCTTCGAAGTCAACTGTTCTTACTGTAAATTCACTCATTATAATTAGATTTAATTGTTACAAAGTTAAGTATTATTTACTTATGCGTAAATCAGTGTAGTTTTGTTAGGTCTACTTCCTATTAAATAGTTATTAAGTGTACTTCTATTAATGTTAAAAGCGTCTGCCGCCTCAGTAATACATCCATAGTATATACCACTATGCAAATCTAATATTATTTTAGCTTTCCAATTATTACTCCCACTTATCGACTTAGATCTCTTCTCTAAACATTCTTTAGATAATTTTCTACCTAATAAAGCTTTTGATATTTTATCGCAAGTATCAGCGCTAACTGTTTTTCCTATTTGTGACTTTGATATTTTCTCACAAGTCTCTTTAGAAGGTTTTCTACCTATCAATGAAGCTATTATTTTTTTCTTTGCTTCATCCGTGTGCCTATATAATTTTGTTTTAGATCTTATCTTTTCCTTTGTGTCATCTGAAACAACTTTTATTTTGTCTTCAGTATTAGTTAAGATACAATTTAATCCATTTAAACCAATTACGCTAAAATAGTCTTGCCAGTGACGCTCTCTATTGTTAAGATGTATTACATCACACGTTTCGATTATTTCGAATACATGATTATCTACACCATATTTTACTATAGAACTATAGAGCCTAGGCTGCATTTTGCATTTTAATTTTCTATAGGATTCAAATCTTTTATCAATATCAATTGATTGACCGATGTAAATCCTTCCAGAAGGAGATGTTATTTTATATATTCCTGTCATCTAGGTCCAAATGATTCTAAAGAAAATCCATCCAAACTATCATCTTCACTCTCAAAATTCTTAGGAGGTAAATTGTTTTGTCTTTGGTTTATTAAGTCTGATTGTCTAGTAGCCTGCAAGTCAACTCGTTTGTCTTTTGCTTTCTCTTTCTCCATGTCACGGTTCTTAATAACCTCACCCTCCATGCCTTTTAACTGCATGTTGTACTGGAATTCGACATCCATTAACTGACGTTTAAGTTCAACCTCAGCTTGCATCTCTTTAATTCTATACTCAGTTTCAGCTTGCTTAAGTTGCATTTTAGACTGTGCTTCCAATTGGATGAGTTGTGCTTTCTGTTCAGAGGCAGCTTGTTGAGATTGGATGTTCGACTGCATTTGCATTTGGAACTCCATCTCTTTTTGTTTCTGCTGTTGTTCCATACGACGCTTACGTTTAACCTTAAGCATTTCGTTAGCCAACTTAATATTATTGATCATTCGAATGTCAATAGCATCCTCTAGATCAATCGTTTGTTGTTGAAGTGATATCTGAATGTTCGCCTCTAACTGAGCTTTCTGCTCTTCGTCCGGAGCAAGATCAATAAAGATACCAAAGTCATGCAGGTATAGATCTTTAATGTCATTTAAGATAGCAACATTATACTTACCAATCTGCATAGCAAACTCCTCAGCAAAGTCAGAATACTCTAAAACGTCAGCAATACGAACTGATAAACAGTCTGCCAATCGTTTGGTTGTATACAGACCAGACTCAAGGATGTGTCTAGTTGCAGTGTTTGAATTCAATGCAGCTAACTTCTGAACACCAACCAATGCGTCAGGATGAGGAGTGGACGCATCCCTTGCCTCATTGATACCCGTCACATCGCGGATCATATTTAAGTAGTGGTTGTAATTGCCGATTAAAGCAGCCATCTTACCTTGTCCACTGTTTGTGTTTAACTCTTGGATTGGAATACGCGCGTTGTTAAACTCACCCTCTTGAGTGTAGCTACGTCCAATCACACTACCCGTTTGGAAGTATAGTTTCAATGCATCCTCAGGATTGTATGCCGCGCCGGTACCTAAGTCAACCTCATTAATACCATCAGCATCAATGAATACCCCATCAGGAACTACGCGTGCCATGACTTGTTGTAACTTAAGGTGTGTCAATTGGATCTGATCAGCAAATGGAATCATACGTCGAACCAAAGACTCGATGTTTCCTTTGTACATTCTTGGCGCATGCACCACATAGTTTGGAAGAGCTTTCTGAGTAGCAGACTTAGGACGAACCATGTTCTTCATAAGCTCCCACTTAACAAGTATGTTTGATCCACCAACTAAGATACCATCGTACCAAACGTCACGAACCGCCTCTACTCTTTCGAATAGCATTCCGTCCTCGATGATTGGGTTGAATGACTCATCCTTACGGATAACTCTCTCTCCACCATTCTCAAGTAATTTCTTTTTCCATACAAAACGTTTGTCAGTCTTGTAGTTGAAGTATAGTAATGTAACGACCTCATTTAAGAATGAATCGTCTTGGTAGTTTCTAACAATAGGGAAGTAATCATACCATGCAGAACTAGCATTTCTAATCTCTTGAAGTTGCTCGTCTGTAAGTGTAGGATCAATTTTAAGTAGCTCAGTATAGTGAACCATCTTAACCTCACCAAAGTAATAACAGTCAGAGAAGTCATTCTTCTCAGTATAACTGTAGATCATGTTAGCGGGGTCAACGTAGTCAACCTTAACGCCATCATTAACTAGGAATGTATGTCTTACAGCTCCGATACCGATAGTGGTAACGTCATAGTCATATAGCTTCTTGGTATACTCATACTCATTCATCTTGAGTAATGTATCAATAGCTACCTCTTCAGCGATCTCAATACTTGGTTTGTATTTCAATTGCATGTACAATGACAACTCTTCGTCGTTCTCAGGAAGTTCATTTGGATCAACGTTAAATGCATCGATACCAAACTCATCCTTAGTTAACTGAAGGAAGTCCTTTGCGACCATGTCAGACTCAATCATATCCTGGAAGATGTTCTTCTTCTCAGCGGACATAACGTCTTGCGCCTCAGCCTTGATAGCATAAGGTCGCTCCGACATACCGTTTACAACAAGATCAACGAACTTGGGAATAATGGGAATAGGAGACCAGTCTAAGTTTAACATAGACATATCTCCGTTGATAGACAATTCATCTTTATATTTCTGAACTGGCTGCTCTCCTCTTGCGTATAGTCTCAATCGGTGGAATTCCCCCCACTGGTGATAGAACCTACACGAATTTGCTTTTCTTTTAAACCACTCACCCTCAATAGACTTTGCTACCTTAAGTCCATACTCGAAAGTAGACTTTTCTTCATCGGTAGCCATCTGATTCGGGAACGGCCGCTGGGAAATTAAAACTTGTGGTTTCTCCATTATTTTATTATTTCGCTTCTGTTTCCACGATTATCGTATTTTACAAATTTAATACTTATTTTTGATTCCTTCTTTTCAGGTGTAAACATATACTTACGAGTCGCCATAATGGCTAAACCTGAACTGATGGAGGCATCGTGTTTTGTTCTATTATTGATATCAAATCGAGCCCAATCTTCTAGAGTCCTAGTAAAATACATTGATCCCATAACGTCAGAGTCTCTATAAGTCCCCTCATTATCTAAACCAACATACTCCTCGATATAAGACTCGATAGCTGCCGCGTGAGCTTGCTTAACGTCCTCAGATGAGTTAGGTATTCCACCAAGCTCTAATTCGGTCTTAGACAGCTTAAATGTCTGCTTGTCGGGTCTATTCAATACATAACCACGGTATCCCCTATTCTTAAAGTGATATAGTAGTCGGGCTTTATTGTTCTCCGGTAAGATAGGCATTCCGTAGAATATACAAGCCATCAATACCTCCTCAAAGAATATCTCTGCTGTTTGAGGTCTAGCCACATACTCTAAAAAGAATTCGTTCGTTGGTGCCTTCTCCATATGAAACTTGGTCAAACCATGCAATGCACCATTCGATCCACCACCACCTACTACTCCTGAGATGTCATAGGGGTCACATCCAAACGCACCGATATGCTCGTTTGCTGGAAACTTACGCCCGTTCTTATACACTATTCGGTTTCTAAGTCCCTGCTCCGGAATCCATGACACATAGAACCTACCTTTTTGATCAGGAGTCCAAACAACCTCACTGTCTTTGACACCGTTCTTCCAATGGAAATACCCCCTAGTAATGACGCGATCCTTAATCATCGAGTCGTTGTAGTCAATCTGCTGGTATATCTTTGTCAAGTTGAATAACGACTGCTTGGACTCATCTCTAAATGCGTGTGACTCTGTACGAGGGAACTGACGATAGAACTCATTGAGTGCATCTGAGTCAGACTTTAATGCCGCAACCTCATTGTTCCAATAGGTAATAACGCCATTACTAATCATCTCCTTGTCTACACCAACCACAGGTTTCTTTGGGTCCTCGAATACCGGCCAACCGAACTCATCGATATAACCCTCGTAGTTCCACTCCATCGGAATGAATAATGCATACAACCCTGACTTGGTCTGACCATTGGCAGATCGTTGTCTTGGGTCGCTATCGTTGAATAGTTTCTTGAAGTTCTCACCACCTTTTGACAATGCATTCGATGTTGATCCCATCATACACTTACCAATGATCCTAGATCCCAATCGGAGACACGTCTTGGTTACTCGCCAGTTATTGAGAATGTTCTCAGGCTTCTCCCATTTACCACTCTCGTCATGTACAAGTAGTAATAACTTCTCACCATCATAACTGTTGTCAGCTGTGTTCTTCCAGTCAATGGTAGTATCCAATCCCTCTATGTCATCCTCGCGCTCCTCATCCATGTTCTTACGAGTGATCTTACTCGCAGGAACTCGGAAGGCTAACTCCGTCTTCGGGTTATCCATACCATCTTGAATCGGCTTGAAAAAGAAGGGATAATTTCTTACAATAGGCACAACCTTATCAGTAAACATCTTCTTGGCATCGGATCCTGTTTTAGATAGGATTCCAAGACGAGAGTCACGGACAATTGTACCTTGATTTGATGTCTCAGCAGAAGACATAAATGAGAAACCTGAACGTCGGTTCTTTAGGTAACACATACCAAACGATCGGTTATCTGCCTTACATGCCTCCCAAAATATGTAGAATATTCGGTTGGACTCACGGAAGTCAGGTAGACCAACGTCAATCTTGGTCCACTGCAAGTACATATAGTGAGTACCGGTTATGTAAGTTGGCTTGCCGTTGTTCATGAACCAATGTCCATGCTCACGTCGATCAAACTCCCTCTCGATACTATCTACATACTTTGATTTGAATGAGTTGTCCTTTCTATTCCAGTCAAATATTGACTTGATCTTTTGAAGCTCAGCAGGATACTCTTGGGCAACCCATCTATTGTTGGTGTTCTCTAATTCTTTTGGTGTGGCCGGGATAGCAATCCTTAGGCCGTTGATCTCGTACACGTCACCAATCGTTCCGTCCTTTGATATGACTATTAAATCGTAGTCGGGGTGATAGCCGTAGTTCCAAGACTTATTCTTATTCTTAGCCACCACAGCTTGACGCTGTACATAGTTACTTAATATGGAGTATAACTTATTTTCCATTTCTAGTCTTGGCTCTACCCTCTGCCCATCCACCTTTACCTGCCGTTACTTCAGCTGGTTGGTCTTGTCTACTTTCCTCCTCCTCAATCTTTGTCAGCATATACATAGCATCCTCAAATGCCAAACGTTTAGCTGACGCAGCGTTCTTCATCTTATCGGCCGATATATCGTCCTCAGCGTGTGTGATGATAGGAGACTTTAATACTTTGATCAGCTCATCAATCGCTTGCTTAGCTGCTTCTACAATCTCTATTTTTTTAGACATA